AATCATTAAAAGTATCTTCAAGAACTTGAAGGAAGTTTTTATTATCTAAAGCTATATAATATTCAGTACATCTTATAGTTTTGTTGTTAGATACTACAAAATCCTTGAGAGAGTCAAGGATTCGTTTAAGTTCTTCCACTTCATACTGAAAAACTTCATTCACAATACAATCTCCTTTAGAGTTTGTGTGTACTTTTCCTTATCAATATTTAGGAATGATTTGTATTTTTTGATGCGTAAACTGACGGATTCCCACACTGGATCTAGTAGTTTCTTATCAAATTTTTTGGAAAAATTAAGAATCATATCCAAAATTATGAAAGTTTCTATGGATATAGCGTTTTGTAAATACTTTTTAAGAATATCTGGATGGGAAGATCCCTGAATTTCAAATAACTGATTGAAGTTATCTTTATGCACAAAAACTGCAGCTTCTGTCTTAAAGAGATAGAAGAGACTTTGAGATCTCTTCAACCAGTTTGAATAATTTTTTTCACCGGATTCAATAATTTCACCGATCCAAAGTTTTGCGGGATCATCACATTCTACAAAATTAGCTAAGAAATATTGACGAATCTCGTCATCAGACTTTTGACGAGACATACGTTCAAAGAAGTATCGATCTTTCCTTTTGTTAAAGGACTCTTTGGAAGCTCTAGACTTTCCGCAATATTGAAAGTAATCGTAGTTTGATTTGGTGAAATGATTCTTGAATGCCAGGTATGTTTTATATACCTCTATTGGCGTCATCAGAATACTAATTTAGCACGACTTGTTTTTTTCAGAAAGTTAAGTTGGGTTGCCTCATGTTTTAGTTTCTCTTTCAGTGGTTTTGAAATGAGTTTTGAAACTGACTCAAATTCAATACCATTTTCTTCACAATAAGTGACGATGGCTTCAATATAATTAATTTTTGAATTCATCACAAGATGTTCAATGTCTTGTGCAAACTTAGACTGACAGAGAAATTTTTCTTTAATGAGTGAATTTACATCTTCAGTGTTGTTCTGCATGGGTTTCGGTATGATGAGCGACGAACTCTCGGATGTATTTGGTAAGAAGTTTAATATAGTAACCTTTGTTTCTTTTTTCATAGACGAAGCATTCTCCATTGTCAGCGACCATAATAGTAATCAGTTTTTGGACTGGAATACCAGTCATTTCATAATACATGCAAGCATATGCTGTTTCCTGGACAAAGTAATTTTCAATCCATTCTTCAGGTTTTATTTTTTTTGAAGTCTTGAAGTCAATGACTGCGAGCTCTCCCTCGTACTCTGCGATGCAATCAACTCTACCCGCGAGTCCCAAGTAGTCACTATAAAGTGACTTTTCTAAAGCATGTATATTATTTATACGATCTAGATAGGGTTTAGCTGCAAGAAAAAGGTACTTCGTAATAGGAAGGGGATTATATTTGTCAATATCTTCATTCAACAAATACTTTTCAACAATATCGTGAAACTTAGTTCCTTTTTCTGTAGCAACCTTAGTAATCTTATTGGCTTCTTCCTCACCAACTTTCTTACGCCAGTCAATAAATTTCTGTCTACCATAAAAACTGGTGACAGAAGTGATAGAGGGATACAATCTACCAGAAGGAACCCGATAAAAACGAGTTCCTTCAATACTTTGGGCTTGTAGATCAACCTCTTCTTTTAAATAATCTAGATGGACAAACATTACATACCTAAAGCCAACTTTGTAACAATATAGTTTTTGACAAGTCCAGAACGAACAATATCATCAACACCAAATTCTACACTGGAAAAATCATATTCCATTGCACGAATGATTTTCATAAAATCTAGAATACCATTCTTTTCGTGAGTTTTAACAAGATCAGATTGAGTAGCATCACCACAAAAAATAATCTTACTATTTTCACCAATACGAGTAATTATACTATCTAATTCGTGAAAGTTCAAGTTTTGCATTTCATCAACAAGAACAATCGCGTTATCTAGTGTAGTACCACGAATGAATGATGTAGACCAGAATGAAATAGTTTCTTGACCCTTTAGATTGCCATAAAGCATTTCAAAGTCCGCATCAGAAGGCAACTCAAACATGTACTTACACATGTTCTTGTATGGAATCTGATAGAGTGAAGACTTATCTTCATGGTCTCCAGGCAAGAATCCAATTTCTCTTGTAGCGACTAGAGAACGAACAATATAAACCTTTTCATAAGGAGTTCTTTCGTCTAAAACATCCTTAAGTGCTAAGTATAATCCTACAAAAGTTTTACCTGTTCCCGCTGCACCATAGGCAAAAATGTTTTTACCTTTTTTATATTCATCAAAAAATACTTTTTGATTGTCAGTCAGTGGTGAAATATCCACCATCAAATCAGAATTAATTGGTTTTTTACGACGCAGTTGTTTTGCGCTCATGCCAATCCCAATGTTGCCGTTAGATGTCTTTCTTTGTCTTGCCATTTAGATTTTCTTTACACGAGAACCAGGCGCTTTTCCGGCCTTAGTGAGAACATCATTCCAGCCTGGATTTCTGGAAATGAGTTTGTCTTTCCACTCGCCTACTTCACCAGAACCAGGACAAGTAGATGGATCACTCCAATCTCTATCCCAGTCCGGATTATCTAACTTCCACTGAGACCAGTCGTGAACACTCATATTCACTTCTTTCTGTTCACCAGTGACTTTGTTTATAACAGGATAGGTCGCCATTTAATTAATAAAATTCAGTATGATTTATTTATTGTGCAATTTTATATGCAGTATAGTGTTGAGGAGATTCTTGTTGTATGTCCCATTTTACCATAGGTTCTACATAATAATCACTATCTTCTTTTAATTTGAATTTCTTGTAGTTAATTCTATTATGTTTTTCCAGAATTAACCGATGTACAACATTATCATCTTCAATATTATTGAATTTTTTAATGTGGTCTCTGATTGCGACTTCAATATGTTTGTTCTCACAATAAGCTTTAAAGTTTTCTACTCGTTTTTTCGTTGCGTGTGGTAATGAAAATAGAGTCTTTTCCTTAAAGTTTATGTTTACATGATTCAAACCCAAAATTAATAACCGTTCATATATCTCAGTATCCTCCCAAGCAGCAAACTTATCCATGTTTTCATTATATCCACCAATTTTCATATAATTTTCCTTTGATATGTACAAAGTACCCCAAAGGGGTTTTATATATTTGTATTTTTGGTAGACATGTCTTGAATCAAGTTTTTCATGAGTAAAGTGCCATGTTTCATCCGTACCAGTTAAAAATGATTCATCATCAATAGTATGGTGATCAAAAAAATTAAAGTATGGATTCATAACAGTATCAGAATCCAATTTTAAAATATAATCGCTTTTAACTAAAGATGCAGCCAGGTTCAATGGTTGGGGTTGATTGAAGTAAGGTTCCCACGGAACAGTAATGATTTTAATTCTACTGTCTAATCGAGTCAGATGTGACACTGGTTCATCAGAGTTCCAATCTGTGACGATGATTTCCTCAACCTCATCAAATTGAATCCATGAACTTATGGATACGGCTAAGGCCTCACCTCTATTCTTACATGCTGATATTATAGAAACACTCATACCTTAACAGCTTCATATACTTGGTCATTTATTTGGGTAACTTCCCACTTGTAAATTGGTTCACAATAAGGATCTGCTTCCGCAGTTACCTCCTCACTGTATTTGTCTTTCTCGTGTAAGTCAAGTATTTCCAACATTCTAGAAGATGTTGGAAATACATTGTGATTTTTATCTTTACATAATTTTGCTATGTAAGTATAAAGATCGTCTCCCACAAAATCTTTTCCAAATTCACTCAAAATTTTAGTTATACTTTCAAATGACTCAAAGTTCTTTACCCTTTCTTTATTTGAATGTGGAATATGTAAAGCAGATAATTTCTGAGAGTCTATTAGAACTGGATTGAGACCATATGATATTAATCTCGCAGCCAATTCATCATCTTCTGCTGCATAATATTTACCCATACTTTCGTTGTATCCACCAATTTCTTTAAAGATTTGGGTTTTTACATATAGTAGTCCCCAAAGAGGATGTAAAAACTCAAAATCCAATCCCTGCAACAGGTTATTTGATCCAGTAATAAAAGACTTTTCTTCAATTTTGTGGAAGTCAAAAAAGTTAAAATAAGGATTAAGGATATGATCGCAATCTAATTTTAAAAGATACTCACTCTTAACTAAAGATGCAGCCAGGTTCAATGGTTGGGGTTGATTGAAGTAAGGTTCATCTTTTACATTAATGATTTTTACCTTTTCACTTAAAATAGTTAAATGATCTATAGGTTCGTCCGAATTCCAATTCGTAACGATGATTTCTTCAACCTCATCAAATTGCATCCATGAAGCCATGGATATAGCCAAAGCTTTCTTTCTATTTTTACATGCTGTTATGATAGAAACGGACATTTTATTGACTGATCTCAAGTTCGGAATAATCTAGTTTTTGAAGTTCTTCTGGTTTGATTTCTTTAGTAACAAACTTTCCATCTTCATTATACTCTACGATATAATTATTTTCTGTGGTATCAACAATCGTGCATGTAGTCCAGGCTTCGTCTTTTGATACTGCTTTAGTTTGGTAGTACATGTGTTACCTCCTTAGGCGGCATTGGTATATATTACCATTCCAGGGCTTCTGAAACGGATGGGAATTGTTCGGTAAATACTCTCCTACATTCCAAAGCGATGTCCATATGTTCCTTTTGAGTCCCGTGTGCAGAACGAAGATTGATGTAATGTATCCAAGAACGGCATGAGCCCGTCATATAGATGCGTGTGGGAGTCGCCAAGGGGAGTACAAAGCGAGCACACTCCTTTGCGACCTCATACTCTAGGAGTTCCTTGTAGAGTTCCTGGGCAGCGTCAAAATGATCCTGGATCTTTGCGTATAAATGAATCTTCAGATCTACTGGAAGGTCATCAATGGAGTTCTGACGGTTCTTTGTGTCCTGACGACGAAGTTCAGGCAAAGGAATATCTTCTCCTAAGAGATTGGTGTCTGCATATCGTTGAGAAAATTCTTGAAATGTAAAAGACCTATGACGCAAAATTTGGGCCGCAATGCCACGAGTCGTCTCAATCTCAAGGGTCATAGTAGACTGTTCAAAAACAGACCAATGATTATGCTTAATACAATAAGCAAGCAACTTGGCATAGTTTTGGTTGTCTTGATTCGCAGGATTAGAAACTCGCGCAATATACGCCATTGTTTGTTCTGCATCAGGAGTGATAGAAATAAGTTTTACAGTCATTTAAGTCCTCAATCGGGGTAACCATCATCGTCTTCAAAGATCTCATCGTAATCTGAGATGTGATCTTCTTTTTGTTTTACTTGTCGATAAGAATCTGGATCAGAATAAATTTCTGATTTGAGCGCAGATACAAGTGACTCCAGATTTCTTACAATTAATTTGAGTCTTTCTTTGTCCATGATTATGCATAGTCTCTTACAATTTTACTACAAAAAAAGGAGGGTGTAAACCCTCCTTCTAAAAATTCATTTATAAATCCATTGAATGTATAGTGAGAATCCAACAGTTAATAGAGTGATCATTGCTGTTGCAGAAATAAGGAATTGTGCCATTACTTTGCACCAATTAATTGTACTAACTTGGCTTGATGCTGACGATCTTCTTTTTGTTTTTTATCTTTGATGAGTTGAAGAAAATTAAGTTTTTTCATTTTGCTTCCTCCCAGTTCCAGTTATTGCATGGACGGTAGGCAACACCACGATACTTATTTTGTGGATGTGCTGGTGCATGTGTTTCAGAATACCAGTGTTGATATTCTTGTTTTGGGGTGTCAGTATTATACTTGCACCCACGATAGGTTGCTTGTGACATTAGGTTTTCTCCTTAGGGGTTTAAGTTAAAGAGCGTTCCTTCAGTCGGCTTTTGCGTCTATGGGGCAATTCTTTGGGGTAATCTGTTTGATCTCCCAAATAATATCATTCTTTACATGGTTGGAAATGTCGTGTTTAAGGACTCTTCCTGCCATCAGTTGTGCTTGTAAACAAGTGAGAATGATTGCTTCCATAGATGAACGATCCGTTCCGAGTCGGCTTACTTCCGTCCTATTAGGTTTTAACACTTGGTAACTACGTCTTTTCGTAGTTCTAATAGCAATTGGTCTTCTTTTCTTTGGTGTACTACATCGTCGTTTTTAACGATGTCCATTAGTTCCCACGCTGTATCACAACTTATTGTGACTAGAAATTCAGTCTTAGTAGGTTGTGGTGAAGCAAAAGAAAGAAGTGGAACCCATGCTAAAAGCAAAAGTGCTTTAGTCATAGGATGAACGTTAGGAGATTAGTATACTCCTATTCACTCTATGTAGTCAACCACTTTTGTAACATTTGTTACCATTTAATCTCTTTGACGCCAATCTTCGGGTTTATCTTTTGTCCACCAGTCAACCATATCATCTATATCGTCAAAACCACGCTTACCAAATCGTTCATGTCCCAAACCACCGATGTCAAGTTGATTTAAAAAATCATCCATGTCTCCCTTCATCATGTCAGGATTTTCTGCTGTTCTTCTTGCTTGTCTTAAGATTGTTCCTGCAGTTCGATTTGCTTTTGCAAGTTTTTCTGCCCAAATCATTTCGTCAAGACTTACTTCTTCACGAGCAACGATTTTATTGCAAATGCCTTCAAGTCTTAGACGATACTGCGTTGAAAGCATAATTATTCTCCATATAGGATTATTTAGAATGTAATTATATCATCTCTCAATATAACTTAGAGTATGATTTGTTGCACTTAATTGTTGAATGATTATGTCACACCCGATTTTTGGGTTGCAATCTCCACATGTATAAACATCACATGCAGCTTTACCATCTTCTGGCCATGTATGAATACTTATATGGCTCTCAGATAACAAACACAACACCGTAACTCCTTGTGGATCAAATTTTTTAAAGATCGTTTGACATACAGTTGCGCCACTTGCTGCAGCTGCATTTTCTAAAAGATCCATAAGAAAATGCTCATCGTTCAAGTGAGCGAATGAGCATCCAAATAAGTTAAGAAGATAGTGTTTCCCCATTTATGCAGGATTATCCTCCTGGTCCTTTAGTAAACGACTTACGATTTGTTCTTTCCCGTCCATCATGGCTACAGTGTAAATAGAGGATCGCATGTATCTTTTAATTTTCTTATATTGTTTTCTCACATCTTTGATTGCATCAAGATTCATCTCAAGATTCATGTCACCGGAAATTACTTTGGTCTCTTCTTTTCCGTTTTCGGTTGGTAATTCCACATTTTTGGATTCACTGTTCCCTCTGTCCATTTAATACCTCTCACGTCTCTGTATTTGTCCCAATAATAATTAAAAATCTCAGCCTGTGATCCACATTGAACCACATCATACTGAATAGAATCGTCTACTCCATAAGCTACCAAATAAGAATTTCTTGGCAGATCTCTATTTTTAGCAGCGGATGGATCACAATCCCCATGAATAATATTCACAGACATATCAAGAACGATTCCCCCATTGGATGTCAGGATACGCCTCAGAAACAAGTTCTTTGGTGATATTATATTTAGTTTGCAATTTTTTGTCCTTTACAAGACATAACACTTCTGCTTCCCCAGGATGGAAAGATTCTAGAAGATTGATGAACAGAGTTTCTTTACGAAGTCTGTTCATTGCATCATTACCTCCTTTCACAAAGTTATAAAACTTACTCCATTCTTTACGAATATTGGATGAAGGTTTTGCCGTATCTGCATCTTCCTTAGGTTGAATAGGAACTTCACCTTCTGGAATGGCAGATTCAACACTTGGATCAAAGTTCCAAATTAAAAGAGCCTTGATAAAGTTTTCATTATATTGTTGAAGAATATTAATCTTTTTATCTTTAGTTCTTTCCGCAACAACAGCCGCAAAGATTTCATGAACGTAAGAACTTGAAGTCAGTTCAATCTTCTCTGCGACTTGGGTTGTCTTAGGAGTTGTTGTCTTTTTTGCAACTGGTTTTTTAGTAGTAGTTGATGTAGATCTCCCACTACTAGTCGTCGTCTTCTTCGTAGTCGTCATAGCTATTTTCAAATCGTACTGCAATTACTTCATCGGGAATGAGATTCCCATTATTGTCAAACATTTCTGGATGAGCAAATACTTGTTGAGGGGTGGAGAAAACTACATGTTCTTTCCATAACCAACCAACTACACCACCAATTATCAAGAACATGAATGATATTAAACAAAAGATGGCAATTAAGGGTGCTGTCATGGCCCTACCTCCGAGAGATTACTTTTTTTTGATATCTAATGAAACTTTTAGATAAAAATGAATCTCTCTTTTGAAGAGAGAGACCATTTTACCAAAACTGAATTGAAACGTTTTTGGTGCTTCAGGTTCTCTCCTCCTTTTTCTTAACAATAATTCCACACCTCTATTTATGTGAAGCTCTTTAGGCTCACTCATAATCAAATTATTGAAAGTCCTTTAAGATACTCGATTGTATCAGTACAACCCCCAATATGTTTATCATCCATCACCACTTGCGGAAATGTAGACCCCTTTCCAAATTCTGCGTAAAATTCGTTCTTTGTAAAATGTTCACCTAAAGTATAAACAACAAAGTCCTTCCCACATAGGTCAAGAACTTGTTTAACTTTATAACAATATGGACACTCAGGTTTAGAATAAACAGTGAACTTCATTTCATTTGTTGTGTTTTGTAATATTTAGAGTTGTGATTTATAGTAAATAATACACTAAAATTTTAAGTATGTCAATATAATTACTCTTCCATCGGATGACCAGTTCGCCATTTGGTCATGTCTGGAGGTTCACACTTTGCATCCCAAGATCGAACAAGCAATTCCGTAAAGAGTTCCATTTTTTCTGGATGAACTGCCGCTGGATTTTGATTAATGGCCTCTTTAAGGGCAACCAATTCTTTCCATTCCGCATCCGTAAGTTGTTCAGTCTTTGGTTGCGAATAAGTCATGAAATCTCCTTCTGATTGTGTTGAAATTCTAACACACAATTATATGACTATCTATAAACTTAATGATCTCTTTGGGATTGAGTTACATTACTTAATGAATTCTTCAAGTGCATCAAGATCGTCTTTAAGTTCTTGATCCCTCTTCTTGTCGTGATAGTATGTCCAGAGAGCATTATGGACATCCATCAGCTGATCAACCCAGAACCCAACAGGATAAATGCCAAGTTCATCCATCAGTCCTCTGTGACTGGTCCCCTCACTTTCTGCTTTACACATAATATGGCAGATTGCCTGAACCATATCAAGTTTATCTTCTTCGGAAAGCATAAAGTACTTTCCTACTGCACGTTGCTTTGCCTCTTCATTTTCTTTCTGCATTTTCTTACAGGCATCACTATCCCACCATTCTTTTAGTGCCTTACCAAGTTCGTTTGGTTGTTTTTCATTCATAATGATACTGTCTCCATTCTTCAACGTTAGTTTTTTCAAGATCAAAAATCATTTTATTAACTGGAGCTCTTGGTTTTCTAGCCAATTTCATTCCAGTATGTTCAAGAAGTATATTACCTTTTTTGGTATTACATGAAGAACAAGCCACTACTAAATTTTCCCACGAATCTTCACCTCCCTTAGAACGAGGAATTACATGATCTATAGTGAGTCTAGACCTTGCTCCACAGTATTGGCAAGTATGATTATCCCTCTTATAAATCATAGAACGAGAAGGAGAAATGTTCATAATTTTAGATATAGGCAACTTTACATAATCTAAGAGTCTAATGACTCTACTCGAAAGTACTTGTGCTTTTTCCTTTAAAAGAAGAACGATAGCCCGTTTCCAGTTTGTAAAATTAATTGGTTCATAACTAGAATTTAAAACCAATACTGTTTTATAGGGTTCTATTGGTAACTCATGCATGACCTTTTTTATGAGCTATCACTATCTAGTCAAGATCCAAAGGGACCCCAACGGCCCCTCTTAGTATCTTCATCACCATTCATTCTCTGTTCGAGTTTATCCATAAGTTGATCTGCTGCAATAAGATTATCAATTTGCATAATCATTTCAGCAATGTGTTTACCCACAAAAGGTTTTTCTTGACGGGCAGCATAAGCAAGAGCATTTCGTAATGCAGCTTCTGCTTCTCTTAGACTAGTTTCGACGGATTCGGATAATGACATAATTAAGGAATAATATTTGATCGTTTTTGTTGAAATTCTTCTACAATTTCTAGAATTCGTTTAGATGTGTTTTTTGCAGATTCTTCATCCCAACTTTCATGAGAAACATTCAAAAGATAAATTTCGTTTGAAATGGCGTCAACAAGTTTATCGTAGTTTGTCATTTTCAGCTTTGAGTAAATTGTGATACTTTAAGACCTCTGGATTTTCTAGATCTTTACATCTTGGATAAAAAATACCATCTCGATAACAGGCATTTTCTGGACTTTGGGGATCATATTTTGTTACTTGTGCAGGATAATCTTTTGAGTTACAAAGGTCTCCTTGTCTACGAATAAAATTATCTAAACACATTGCCCCAATAAATGGAGCAAGACCCTTCAGTACATAAAGAGTGTACATCAGCACTCATCCATTCCGAGTGGTGCATTTACCTTACGAAGAAGATAGGATCCATCACCCCTATCAACCCACTCTACTTGATCACCTTCTTTAAGATTTGTTGCTTCTAACAAATCATCTGGGAATAAAACAAAGCATTCACCACTTGGATCCATCTCAACAGGAAGTTGCCACTTAACAACCTTATCTTCTTTCACAATAATCTTTTCAGTAGACCCAACTTTACGTTTAGTAATTGTCTTTCCGCCATTAGGAGATTCATAAACCCATCCCGATTCATACTTTAGTCGAGTCGGATCATTACGAGAAATCATATAATCTTGATAATAATTATCTTCCCAGAAACTATTCCAGGCGCCTTGACATTCTGGGGAAGGATCATCTTTATCACAACTCAGAGGTTCTTTGTGTTTAGATGCGTACTCTAAATCACTATGACCCCAAGGTGGCATACAATCATCAAGTGTGGTATCTACTTCAAATCCTTTATCTTGTTTTTTTACAGTTTCCTGCCAGGCAAGTTTGAACTTTGTATCAAACTCATCCAGATAATATCCAAGAAACTCATATGCTGCCATCGCAAGAGTCTCTGCCTTATCATATTCATTTCTCTGAATTGCCTCTGCTGCGGTATCAATAATCTCACGAGCAGATACAATCTTGGATGTTATCATCTCAAGATCGTTCATCACTTCCCACACTTTACTTGTCATTTGCGTCAAACTCTGACTGTTTTGCAATTATGTCTTCTACTATAGACTTGATTTGTGAATCTGTCAACCCATTCATCCAAGACCATCTTTCGTCTTTTGGATCCCACTCAAATGCGTAGGATCCATCTGGATTTTCAATAATGTTGAGACCAGATTCATGAATTTGTTTGTTCTCCATATCAGCTATTAAATAATTGTCGTGTTTTTTCAAACCAAAGATAATCCAAATAAGAATTGTTTAAAGTATTAAATGCATCCATTGGAGTTTCCACTAATGGTTCTCCGGATAAATTAAAACTAGTATTCAAAAGTATTCCATATCCAGATAGTTTTTTAAATTCGTGTAAAAGTTCATACAAGTACCCATCTGTTTTAGAAACCGTTTGAATTCTACACGTTTTATCTATATGAGTTACTCCATGTATTATTTTAACATACTTTGACCTTACTGGGAAACATATGGTCATAAATGGACTTGATTTTATATCTCCCATATCAAAATAAACATTGGCATCTTCCTCCAATACCATGCAAGCAAAAGGACGATACCACTCTCTTTTTTTTATTTGATTTACAATGTCTTTTGCATTTTGATTTAGTGGATTGAATAAGATAGATCTATTACCTAATGCTCTTTGTCCAACTTCAGCAAGACCCGTATAAACTCCAACAGACTTATTTTTATATAATAGATTGGCGATATCCTTTATTGAGGTTGTTGTACCTTTATATGAAGAAAGATCATAATGTGATCCATGAAAATATATTGTTCCAATAGAATTTGGAATTTTTTTTGATAATTCAACGTAAGTATTCATTGCTGCACCAATGCTTACACCATTATCATTACACAATGGTTCAAAATAAAATTGTATGTTAGGAAATCGTTGTAGATAATAGTAATTTGCGACTATATTCATACCATAACCACCAGAAATGCAAACTTTTTTAACGTCAGTTTGTTTTACATAATTTTCTATTAAGTCTCCTATTACTTTTTGAGTTTGATGTTGAACTTCATAACAAAAATCTGCATGTAGTTTGTAATTTTCTATTTCTACTTTTTTTATAGGTTCTATATCCCACCCACTCTCCGAGAATAAATTTTCAAATAAATTATTTGAAGATCCATACGACGAAAGTCCCATTGCTTTTCCGCAATCATCTGGAGTATTTCCAATCATTACAGCTGCAATGTCATACAATCCCCCTACACCAAAAGAAGATTCTTCAACAACGTTTTTATAAATTAAAGTATTATTCTTTTGATTGAACAAAAACACACTTTCTACTTCCACCAAGTTATCTTGTATTGTTGACCCAGCTCCATCAGCAACAATAACAAGACTTTCATCAAAACCACTATTATAAAAAGCAAGAGAAGCGTGATTTAAATGGTGATCCGATTGCATAATCAATTCAACATTTATATTAAATTCCCTACATTTTTCAAGAATTTTTAATATGATATCATCATGATCATTAAAATTAGATATACAAAGTATATCGACATTATATTCACTACAAATATTATCAACCAACTCTAATATTATATCTTTATCGTAATCATGTTTTATTCTCGTAAATCTCTCTAATAGAAAATATTTCTCTACGCAACCATTATTAAAAATACATATGGAAGAATCATGACCTAAATGAATACTCAATATTAACATTTTTCTAAAAATTTTATTATATATTCCATTTTCACTTTTAAAGTCATTTTATGATCATTGGGTTTACCATAAGTGAAGAAATCTTCTAGTGAAAACTTATGATGATGATTCTTCCACCAATCACCTATTAATCGACTACAAATTATATCCATAGGAAACATTTTGTTTCCATTTTGTTGATTATCACCACCCAAATTTATGTTAAGATTGAAAAGAGGAATAGAATATGTAATTCCGATGTCAAATAAGTTAGCGTCTTGTATTATATTAGTTTTACTGTATCTTTTATGAAATGAGTTATCGTTAAAAGTTAATTTGTACCTACCATCACGATACATCAAATCTTTGACTTTCTTTGCATATGAACGATTTATCAAATATGCTGCGGCTGAACCTGCATCATGTCTTTTATGCAAAAACATTGGGAAAGACAGTCCATCCTCATGATATGTACTACAGAAATAAAGTTGAACACACTCCCAATTTTCTGGTAGATTATTTTCAAAGTAAGTCCAGTCAAAATTCCAATATTTTATTGTCCCTAAAGACAGATCATCCTCCATCATAATACAAGTTTCGGATGGATGAGTGTCATACCAATTAACGATTGTTTCTATATTGTTTACGGCAGTTGACATTAAGGAAACACACTCAAGAATTCCTTCTTCTACAACTATATCCTTCCACTCATCATATTTCGAAACATCATATTTCGATGCACAAACTCTGTGATAATTTGTTATCCCCCAGTCACTAAACTGAGTTTCCATCCATTCTTTCCTATCGACTCTGTGATCTAGATTTACATAATAAATCATAGGAAGTCCCTTGAGTTTATTTTCTAAGTCCACTATTCTCTTTCAAGGTCAAGTGTAACACAGTGGAAACATCCACTCAATGTTCTTGAGTGTCTCATGGGTAACATTGCACACTCTATTCCATACTTTTCAAGTTCTTTTCGAGTGGGTTCTTGATGTTCTTCTAAAGCCACCAAGTTTGGATTAATACTGAAAAGATTCATATTACACCACTCTGAAGCGTGATTATATCCAGGATGATAACCAATATCTACTGGTTCTGGGCACCAAACTACATCCCAACTCCTAAAAGGTTCTGGAAGTACATCGACAGATTTAATTCGTTCTGGATTTAACAACATTAAACCTTCACGAAGAAACGCAACTGTTGTATCTATGTGCATGTAACTATAAACACCTTGTAAAAGGTGAACTTTTGCCCGATCCCTCAACATTTCCTGTAGTAACTTCGCGCCTTCCACATTTCCACTATTAGAAACAAGATATAATACATCATCGTTTGCACGAATAACATTTGCAGCATCAAATGCGGGAGTCACTTCGGTCAAAGCAAGAACATCTTTATCTCCTACACAATTTTCATTGTAAAGATCTTCATTATGTTTACATGGAACAATAATAGTAGTTCCCAATAGATCAATCAGAGGTTCCCATGCATTTTTTCTACACTTTAATGGCATAGGAGTCGTTACAGTCAAATCTTTATGAGTAAAGACAACATCTCTTGGGCAAAAATTGTAATAATCGGTAGAAGTTTTCTGCGGTCTTACAACTTCTACACCCTCTCCAAGTAAAAAATTAACAAAACGCTCCAAATCTTCATTGGCTTCGTCTATAACTTGTTGAGGATATAATCCAACTGGAACATCAGAAACGTCTTTTCTATCTGCATAGTTGATTGTACGGACACTCAAATCCATTTCGGGAACTCTTGCATGATCCGCAACTCCCACTATCACTTTTTTTAGTTTACCCCACTCATTTTGACTTTTCATTTTTAACTCCCGTAATTTGAATCGCGTACCTATCTTTCATACTGAAATTATAAAAAGCATGTATTTCATGATAATCCCAATAGAAACAATCTCCAGCCTTCCATGTAGAATATGCAGTATCTTTAATTTGTAAAATTTGACCTGGAGAATTATCTTCCAACATTACCATACATCTTATTACGTTTTCGGAACCAATATTATTGATTTCTACATACTTTCCAAATAAATCCGTGTGAAGAGGTAGATATTGACCAGGTTTAAAGTAATTAACTGCAGCAGCCACTTTATCCAAAAAGTCAAAATGTGGAATGATATACTCATCTACACATTTTGGCATAGGATTTGGTAACTGATACTTATAAATGGACAATTTTTCTTTATTATGTCCAGAACTTAAATACTGATTTACCAACTCTTCATCTTTATGTGTAGATAATTCGTAGTTAAGGTCGTAAAAATCCTTAATGTCCCAATTAGGGGTTATATGATTGATCATTTGAACACTGACATTTCTCTCAAATCTGGGTAATCCCTGTGGCTCCATTTTTTACCGGGAGTTTTTTTCCGCTCATTTAGTAATTCAATTCCCGTTTTGGCCACCTCAGGAGTCATGTAATAATGATACCCGATAGTATCTATGTCTTGTTCGGCCCATGGACGACTGAGATCACGACCATCATAAGACATTTTTTTAAGTGTATCATAATCCTCTTTGTTTTGCAACAGAATTGCACCACCTCTTCCTAGGTTCAAATGTTTTTTGAACTGAAAACTTAAACACATAAATGTGTTCGATAGATACGTATTTTTACCCCAAAGAACAGCAGCATCAACAATTGTAGTATTTCCTAAGTGATAATAATCAGACCACTCTTCTTCTTTCCAATTCCAATTTAATCCAAGTTTCATACAAGTCATCGGAACCGAAATATATGTTCTGGTTGGAATTGTAATATGATCTTGCCTAGTATGTCTCAAACAAAGTTCTAATGCATGAGTACATGAATCAGTAGCTACTGCATAAGGAGCTCCAAAAAACTCAGCAATTTGTGATTCAAACTCGGTAACGTACTCAAACATTTTCAAATTCACTTGGTAAAATTATTCTATCATTTGGTTTACCATAAGTAAAGAATTCTTCGAGTGTATACTGATCTCTCAATTCAGTCCACCACTTTTTACAAGCCTTATAAGAAAAAGCTAAATCCACTCTCTCCTCTCTTCTATCAATATTTTGAGCCCAACTACCAAAACCAGGATTTACTGAAAAAAGTGGAATACAATATGTTTTTCCGTTATGACCTAGAAAATAATCCGTTGTAAAATTGGGCATTCCCAAACCTTCAAAGGTTTTTATACCTTGACTTGACCATTTGTAGTTAGAAATTTTCTGTGATAAATCAAATTTACCATCTTTATAGTGAAGACTTATAATTTTTTCTGCATATCTCCTATTAATTAAAGAAGCACCAGTGTCATGTCCACTTAGAATTGGATGCAAAAAACATGGCATACACTCCTCATTCTCGAAAGTCATTTGAATACAATCCCAATCATATGGGATATTATTCATTAGATGTTCCCAGTCAAAATGCCAATAATCAATAAAATTTAAATCATAATCATCTTCCATGATAATTACATATGGATCATTAGTAGTTTCTAACCAATTTTTTATATTGATTAAGTGAGCCAGAGTTATGGAAATTTCTGCAATATGATGATTTTTTCTATGATATTCTTCAAATGGATTCAAGATAACCAAATCTTTCCAATCTTCATATGTTGAAAGTTGATACTTTGACCCAGAAACTTTTGTATAATTTTTAATACCCCAATAATCATACTGAATTTCAGCATATTCCTGTCTATCTGGCCTTTCATCAATTGTAGCCAAAATAATTGGGGGTAGGCCTTTTAATTTATCCTTCAAATTCATGATTAACTTCTATAATTAATTCCTTTCTTTTAATTGAATTTAAATAAAAAACATCATCTAATGTGTAATCTGGAGACTTATTTTTCCACCAATCTAAAACTAATTGATCAGAATTTTTAGCCATATAATTTATTTTTCCATTCCTATACCCATCACTTATGAAGTTGTAGTTGGTGGTAAAGATTGGAATTGAATATGTAACTCCTATTTGGTATAAAACAAAATCTACTGATTGATAATGATATTCTGGCCATTTTTTACTATATCCATAGTTAGAATATAATTTAAATTTACCTTCTATGTAATGAAGATCAATTAATTTTTTTGCATATGATCTATTAATAAGTATACATCCTGTGGAGTGATTGTTTACAGTCCACTTAGACAGATTCATTCTAATGAATTTCTCTCCAATAATGTGAAGTTGGACGCACTCCCAGGTACAAGGTAGATTATCGACAAAAGTTTTCCAATCAAAGTTCCAGTACTCAACTGGATCTAAACAAAAATCATCTTCAACTATTAGACAGGTTTCAGAAATATTAGATTCATACCAATCAATTATACCATGTATTCTATCAATTAGGGTAGCTAGAAACCACACCTGAGTTCTAAGTTTGTCAGTTACTACTTTGGATCTCCAATCCTTATAATTTTCTACAGAATATCTAGAAGAATTAACTCTATGATAGTTTGTTATTCCATGATCTAAAAATTGTTTTTCAATATATTCTTTACGATCTTTTCTGTGATCCAGATTAAAGTAATATATTGGAGGAAGATTTTTTAACTTAGGGTTGGTAGACATTAGTAATTTACTTTTTCAGTCATTTCATAATCATTTGGTTTACCATAAGAAAAAAAATCATCCAAAGTAAAATTATCTCTTTTATTTTGCCACCAATCATAATAGATTTCTTTGCAAAGAAAATGATGTTTTTTTGATACTTTATCTAGATGTGGATTTTGAGTTATTAACGGCAACTGATATGTTTTTCCCAAAAAACAAACAAAATCATCCAATGAAACAACTCGGTATCCAGTATTATATGGATAAGAACCATACTTACGAATCAACAAGTACTTACCCTTAAAGTAGTGTAAATTGATTAATTTCTGAGCGAAGTGTCTATTAATTAATACCGGCCCATACGCACTAGTCTTATCCTTAGGGTGAAGGAAAAATTTAACATAATGAGATGATTCATACCCCAACTGAATACAATCCCAATCGTATGGAATTTTTTTCATCAAATAATTCCAATCAAAATGCCAGTATTCAATTAGATTTAAATCATAATCATCTTCAAATAAAATTAAATGGTCTTCATCGGTTGTTTCTAACCAATGTCTGACCATTTCTAGGGTTGATAGAGTGATAGAAGCTGCTAATTGATGTTGTCTATCTTTAATTTTTTCAGGAAAATGTAAGATATTTTTCCAATGATCATAATTTTCTACAAGATAATTTGATCCAGAAAATCTTGTTACATTATTGATATTCCACCTCTCAAATTGTTTTTCCATGTATTCCCTTCTATCTAATTCAGAGTCTAGATTTAGATAGTAAATACTTGGAATTCCTACAAGTTTCTCAGACATACCAAGTAATAATTGAGTAACGAGTACCAGAAGTTACTGGCATAATTTCATGTGGATACATGAAATTGGATGGGAACATTACTATAGATCCTTTTAATCCTTTTATTACAATTTCTCTATCAAAAAATGCAAACTCACCACCCTCATAATCATCATTTAACATGAAAGAACAACTCACTGATCTTTGTTGACTCTTAAAAGAATCTGTGTGTTGAACATAAAACTGTCCTTCTTTATATCTCAGTAATCCGTATCCAGTATCAATCTCCGAGGCAACTTCAGGAAATAAATTTCTATATTCATTGATTGCTTTTGAAGCGCAAAGATAAAAATCTTCGTCTATTCTTTTCCTAACGTCGAAATTTTTTTCAATTACTAGTTGTTCAGAAATACTAATAGTATCGCAATTTCTAATCTGATTATTTACATTACCATCACCAACGCTTGTAGGAGTCCAAAAACTACATTCAGAATATTCTTTTAAAATTCTATCACACAATTCCGATGGAACAATATTATCCAACGTAAAGATGTAGTCTTCTAAAGATTTTTTAGCTCTAGAAGACATTATTTTTGTTTCAGTAGGAATATTAATTTCTTCAACTACTGGTTTAGTTTTCTCACTATCTTTGTCAAAATATGCATATGAACAATCTCCACGACTTCTAACATAATGCAGGAATACTTGACTATACCATTCTCCACTGAAAGGTTCTCTCCAATGTGGAGCAATTTTTCCCATATAGATCATAGCATCTCCGGGATTTAATTGCACACAACGAGTTTCCCCAGAAGAAGTTTCAATCCATATAGGCCAAGCAACATCTCCATGTAGATGAAGAGTTAATGATATCTCACAAGCATCTCTATCTATATGTTTTTTTAATTCACTTCCTTTTTTATATACCCTAGAATATGCATAGGTAGGTAAAACTGTTTCGCCAATTGCCGAAGAGATTACCGTAGTTTTTTCACAGAGTAATTCCAGAAATGATATGTAATTATATGCAGAATATGAATTTGGAGCCTGAGGATCTCCTTCTATATTGTTTTCTTCGCAATGTTTTAAAAATTCAGAAGAAAGACTTAACGCCCTTTCTTTTGAAATAAAATTTGACAGGACAATATAGTTATTATCAATTAATTTTTGATTCATCATTTCAAATTCAATAATTTAAACTCAAATTTCTTTTAGGAGTTCTTCAATATCGTAGAATAAATCTTCATCTTCATCCTCATACATTAAAGGCTCTACTGGAGGCATGTGAGTTTCTGAAGGAGCAATATAAGGTTTTTCACTATATCCATATTCATCAAGTTCACTAACATCAACTTCAAATTCATCATCAACGCCAATAAATTGTGATCTTAGACGTTCTTCTTCTTGTTTTCTATGTCTTTCTTCTGATTCTAGTTTTTGTCGTAGGAGAGTTTCTTCTTCGAGTTTCTTTTCATTCCACAACTCAATTGCTTGTTCGAATACATCTAACTTAGTAATCTTTAAATTTTGATGAGGTCCAACAAACTCAATTTCACCTTCATCATCCAACCATTGAACTGCATGAACTTTTTTTCCATCAATAATAGGAACCCAAGTCATATCAATATTGGTATAACCAATCTGATTTACATAAACAGATTTATCTGAAGGGATGATGGTCAGTTTCATAATTTATTCTCCTGTATTTTCTGGTAGTGTATGAGTACTTGTCAAAGAAGTTACATTTACTGGCAATATACCATTTTGTTGAATCATATCAATATATAGTTGTCTATTCTCAGTATTAGATTTGACTACTTCGTTTCTAAAGGATTCTACAGCTGATCCAGTTTGTCTTTGTTGTTGAGAATTTTCAATTGTTAACATAGGCATCCAAGTTACAGCACAAGACCAATGATCTACATCTTCTCCTGTATTTGGATTCATTCCTCTCACATGTGTATACCACGAACATTTATGTTCGATACAATCTTTCCTGATAAGAGGACAAAAATTACCTGATTCGTTCTTTTTCATATAGACAAAAATATTTTTCTTATTCTATCACGGATTAAGCAAAAGTACAAACAATAACATCTATGTATTGAACTCTAAAATCTACATCTATAGAAAATGAAGCTGTACCCGACCAAGGGTGACTATGAGAACCGCCACCATTAATCGGTCCACTACCAGTATCAGGAGTACTTCTAGTCCAACCGGCTCCAAAAGCAACGTCACCAGCACCAGGACTCAAAGTTAATCCAACAAAACCTCCATTAGGATGAGTGTGACTAGGTAACTGTGGGGTAGTTAACGTTGTATTACCAACAGTTCCAGTCATTGTAATACTTGATGACGATATTGTTCTCAAGCTACCAGGAAATACTGTGGTGAACGATGAAGTTCCTCCAGATCCACCACCGTCTCCATTAACAACTCTGAGAGTTTTATCATTATGAGTTGTGGATTTAGTCCATCCAGTAGGAGCCGAGGTTTGATAAAATATGGATACTGAGTTTTGTGGAACAATTCCGTACTTAGAATTTAAAATAGTTGAGTCACCAAAAACTATTCCAGATGCTGTTAATTTAGCCATTTTATATGATGTAAACTACAGATGTTATTTAAAGTATTTATCCATCAAACGTACAGATGATAACATCTATGTATTGAACTGCTATGTCTACAGATTGATTTGTAAGAGTTCCTGTTGCACTAAAAGGGTGAGCGTGTGCTGCTCCATTAGGAATTCCACCTGTAGCTCCAGTTGCTGGAGTATTTCTAGTCCAACCAGTGCTACGAGCTACATCACCACCATTCCATCCAGTAAAAGCACCGTCTGGATTGTTTAATGTAGGAACAGCATTTAACCTTACTCCTGTAGGGTGAACGTGCCCAGGAATTTGGGTATCAGATAATTCAGTTCCCCCTGTGGCATTCGAGGAGGTTAATGATCCACCAAGAGTAAAACTACTCATAGTGGAAGTAAAACTATTTGTTCCTCCGGATCCACCACCATCTCCAGACACTACTCTAAGGGCTTTATTATTATGAGTTGTGGATTTAGTCCATCCAGTAGGAGCTGAGGTTTGATAAAAAACCCAAGCAGTGCTAGTAGGAAAAATTCCTCTTCTTGAATTTAATTCATCTACTGCGGGAATAGTTGCAAACCTTATTCCACTGGATGTCAATTGAGCCATAGTTTATATTAAGATATTACCTACGTTTAGAGTATTTATAAGTCAATACTTATTCCTTAGATTTTGGATTATTGCACCTATTACAATAATAACTAAACTTATATTTAAAAGACTTTACAGATTGATAATACTCAATAGTCAATGGTTTAGTTTCACCACACTTACTACATGTCCTTTCCGTACTGTTTTTTTGCTCGTTTAAGTTCTTTAAGTTCTGCTTTGATTTCTTTGTAAGCAGAAAGAGAATCAATCTTCCCACCCAATTCAAGCGCAATGATGATGTCAACTCTTGTGCCGAAGTGAGCAAGGGCACGTTCAAAGTCATCCAAGTCATACATCGTAGTTAATTTGACAACGTTCAGCAATAATATCTATACGAGCATCCAAAGAGTTCTCAAGACGATATAATTCATTTGTAGTTTCTATATTTTCTTCTTCGAGTACTCTAACTCGTTGTTCCAATTCAACAATCCTATTATAAAGTTCATCAGTCAAAACAGGATCTTCAAGACCCCACTTTTTTTGAAACCAATTTGTCGCAATCATAATACACCTACTTCTTTGAGATATCTCCTATATGACATAAATCTGCGAAGAGAAGGTTGCCCTGGGATGGGCCCTAGACTTTCGCAGATTTCACAGTAACATAACCAATCATACCACGGAGTTGTTGGATCCAGTGCTGGATGTGGACTTGTTTGAGTGTAATTCTTTAAGGAGTTTAACCAATTCTGGAGTTTCATTCCATTCCCATACTTGAGCGTGTGTTGGATCTTTCTTTTCGATTGTGTAAGTTCTTTTAGCCATGATTCAAATGTTTAAATAATTCTGAAAAGTTTGCGTGTCCCTTATACAGTATACCACCTATTATGGCCAGGTCAAGCAAAAAAAGAATTCCCAATACAATAATAAGTGGTGTAGTACTAGACTTCTGGGAGTTGTGGTCCATCTTCTTGTTTAATCTCTATGTAAATTACTGGAGAGGTATCATTCCAATGTCGAATTACTCCAGCCACAATAAAACAGTTAGTAACCAAGTAAGTAATAAAAATAAAGGTGCGTATCCGAGCAACAGAATCTGATTCTCTATCACATTTAGATGCCTTTTCTCCAAGTGCTTTAGCCCACCAACGCCATAATGTTTTCCGTTTCTTCATAGACTGATTCTCTAGATCTGACATATGATAATTCCTTCCATTGGCCGTGATAACATAATACTAAAAGTCGTTCATTACGATGTAAAGAACAAGCTTCATAATTTATACAGTCTTTAGGCCGCACACAAACTTCAATCGTTATGTATGCATCGTCTTTAAAATAGACCCAACCCTCCACACCTTTTCCATCATTCCAGATAACGTAATCGTTAACCTGTGGAACATACATCAGAGTTTTCCTCCTACAACCCCCTCATATTTAATAGAGTTTTCTACAAACCCTTCTTGTTTATTTTTCAAATACCAACGAGTTGCATTGATACATCCATCCTTATGAAGAGAAGTAAGAAGTTCTTTTTCTTCTTTATCGTAAGAAGTCCAAGTTCCCCATCGTTTTTCTTCCACTCGGAAACAATCGTCAATCCAATCATAATCAGCCATTACTTTTTAATCTCCAAAGTGTAGTCTTTTTTCTTCAAATTTTGTCTCTTCAAGAATCTGTCCACATGTTCCTGACATTCGAACCAACAAATTCGTTTGTCCTTACCATCCATTAATTCAAGTCGGTATGGAAACATAGGATATGGAAATTTTTCACCAGTAGAAATGACCATGAGTTATTCACCAAGAGTGTGGATTACGGGTTTTTCGTGAGCAAGAATGTGATAAAGATCTGGATTTTTTGCAGCAGAGACTGGAACAAATTCTGTTTCTGGATCAAACTCTTCGTCACGAATAGCTTGATTGATAACTATTGATCCTTCTGCACCAGAGTATGAACGATGAAATGTCATTTTAGGAATGACGAGAGCACCAGAACTGCGATTCAGATGAACGATATGATATGGGTATCTCCACTCAGGGTTTACTAGTTCAAATGTGCGAAGACCAGATAAAACACGGTTGTGATCAATCTGGTGATAATGAATATAAAATTGTTTAGCCCCCACAATGTCATCGGGTGGAGAGATAGCAGGTCCAGTGTGACATACAAGGTCCTGTGCGTTAGAACCATCTACAGAAATATCATAGAATACTACCGCTTCTGTTTCGCGGAACACTCTATGTTTCTTGAATTGAACTTCGCTCATTTTAGTAGTTTAGATACTCCTCATTGTATGTATTCATCATAGTTTGGCGCCCATTTACTTACGTTGACATCAGTAGCACAATGACATTCAGTTTTATTGCAAATAACTGGTTCTGTCGGCCATTGAATGTTTTCAAAATTTTCTATTTCTCCAATAAATCCTCCAACCATACAATTTCCCATTTGTATTCCTCCATGATAATGGACGAACAAACTTTTCAATCCTATTTCACAAGTGTATCCTTCAAAGTTAGTCATTCCAAAGTTAATGAATTGAAGAGGATTTGCATCATTACCTGATACAATAGATCCATCATCTAATTGAAAGGAAGATTCTGTGTCTACAGGTTCTTTTATATCAATTAAGTGGCCCATTGGTTTAATATGAGCTTGTAAGACTTCTTTTTTTTCAAACCAATCTAACTGTTTTTTGGTATAAATGTGAGCCTCTCTATTTGAACCACCCCAGTCTAAAATTCTAACAGGTTCTACAAGAAGAGTAGGAACATTTTTCAAAGAATTAAACACTTCTACACAATGATCCCAGGCAGATGGAAGCATCATAATTCTTACTGTAACGTAAGTATTAAGACTAGAAGCAATTACTTTTTTTCTAAAGTCTTTGACTGGAAATTCTGGGTGATATGAAAAACAAATATAGTACAAATATTTTGAAACGTCTTTCCAATACTCTACTGGTTGGAAAGCATTACTAGTTGTACCTACAGTATTTCCAGAATAATTAAACTTTTTTACAAGATCTGGAAAGAAAGGACTAAGACTTGGTTCTCCTCCACTTATAGAACAGTGAACTTTAGGATACTTTTCAAATAATTTATCTAAAAATTTGTCAGCATTTTCCCAACTATAATGGTGACCAATACCACTATTCAGTGCAGGTACACAATAAGAACATCTATTGTTACAGATATTATTAATTACCCAAGTCAGTTGCATCAAAGAATCATCTTTTTGAATTACCTTGATAATTTTTTTATTCATTATTCTAATCGTACAAGTTCTGTTCTTGTTGCAATCTATCTATATGGTTATAGATGGTTTCTTGTGAATAACGAAATTCTTTGAATCGTCTTGGATTATTTTTTTGCATTTTATTTAACATATTAATCCAATCGTAATGTTTATCTACAATCCAACCATAACGGCGTTCATCATGTTGAAGATCATGTATAGAAAACATTACTCGAATTTCCTTGTGTTGTTACTTTTTTTTACTGGAGGAATATATGGAGGAAAGACTTCACAAGTTATACGAATATCAGAACCCTTTGTTGCTTCTGCCATTTCACGATAACCTGACCCAACATAAATTTGACCTCCCACTACGGCAACAGCCATAACACCCCAGAAGATGTAATACCACTTAGACTTTACTTGATGACTTTTATTTTTCATTTGAATGTAGCTGTAACACCAATAACTTTTGCATTTGGATTTCGTGCAAGAGCTACTTCTCTCGCTTCTCTATAATCTCTGGCTTCGACAATCTCATCGAATACCTTACCAGCAACATAGAGTTGCACTTTACACCTCATCTGTTTGAACCTTCATTTCTCGTCCACTATACTACTCTGACTCAAGGGTTTTGTCAAGGGACAGTAAAATGTTATATTTTTTATCACTGTCAAATATAACCCACTTAGCGTCTTTCATATTCAGACACATCAACAATGTTGAATGTTCTCTTTCATACAATGCCCAGTCTTGTTTTATTTTTGCTTCGTATCTTCTACGATAAGCACAACACCAAACATTGTAATAGATTTTTGCTTTGTCAGAAAGAGACATTACATTCTCTCAAAACACACACTATTAAATTTTCCCTCAACTCCACGAAGAATTAATTTAGTATGAGATGATTTTACAATTATCTCTTGTACATAATAAATTCCACCATGAATTAATAGGTCAGTTGGATCAGTATTATTTCCCCAGTTGACTTGTTCCCGAGTGCAACCGACAAACTTTACATAATCATCTTTTTTAATATTATGAGAAGGAAACCTTGGGATTCTAAGATCTTTCATTTTGTTTCAGTTTGAACTTTAGTTTGAGTTTTGGGTTGAACTTTAGCCGGGTCAACGTAAGGAACTCTCCCCTCCTTTTCATACATTAAAATGTCATACTTGAACTTGCATTCGTGAGGCCTTTGATTACAGAGAATCAAAGTATCTTGTGTAGAACGAGAAGATCCACCAGCAGATCCAATAGACCCACCGATTAGGAGTGTGAGTCCAAAAAAAGCAATGTTTCGAAGGTTTAGAATACGTTCTGTCATCATATCAAATTTTGGAATTCACTTGATTATAGAGGAATTCATCCTTAAAGTCAATCTCCCCATCCATAAAAATCCAATTTCCCAAAGAATTGACTGACGTTACTCTTCCTGCGTGTATAATTTTTTTTCTTTTATACAATGAAGCAATCTTACTCCAATTCGAAGTTGATTTAACTATTGTTTTTGAATAACACCCAATCATTAAGTCAAATACATTTTCAAAAACTTTAGAAACTGGAACTGAATATTTTTTTTCTAATTTTTCTGGGGGAAATTTGTTTTCATAAAATTTTAAGAATGTCTCAAAATAAAGAGTTTCATCTATTATATTACTTGGAAAATTATCATAGTAATATGAATAATATTTTCTGGGAATATCTGAACTTATGTAAATTTTTTGATTGCAATTTTCTTTGAGAATAGTATTAATGATTAAATTAAAATAATCTTCATCTGTTATGATTTTATATTCATTTACCCAATTAAAGTCTCGAAGGGTTGTGTTTGTGGGTAAATCTTTTTTTTCAATATCAGTATCTCTTTCGATTAAAAAATCATAATACTTATATTGTTTTGAATTTACAGAATTTCCCAACCTTTCTTTATGAAATGTTTTCCAATAAGAATCCACAACTTCTTTCGATAAAAATCGTTCCATCTCACTTAAGAATTTTAAAGTAGGAAAAGTTCCATTACCTCTTCGCAAATGTATGCAACAACAATCTGAAAATTCCTGTTGCATAAAATTGGAAGCATCAGGTACATTCAATTTAATCTTTGATATAGCATTATGCATCATGAAGTTGTATGTGATATCAAGTCCACCAAAGATATCGCCAATATGATGTATAGAAAAATTAAAATAATAGTAAGTGTCGTCAGAAGAATTTAATAAATTAATATCTCCAGTTAATATAATATTTCTAACTTTTTCACAACTAATTGGGAGTAATTGATTTTTAGATAACTTCAATGAAGAAATATCTTGTGAGGTAGTATTTGGAAAATCAATTAATAATAATTCAGGCCAATATTTTTCTTCTACAATTATTTGCACATCATTAATAATAGTAGAAAGGTGATGTGCTAAAACCCAAAATCTAATTCTATCTCCAAATCCACTATCATACTTGGTTATACCAACTCCTCTCCAGGGTTCAAAACATATTAATTTAACTGCCATTATTTTTGTTAAATTCTTTTTCTAACTCTTTTGCAAGTTTCATCGCCCGTCTCCACATTAAATATTTTACTATGGGATTACGAGGATTATTAAATACCCACCACTTAGTTTTTTCATATTGAAATTTTAAAAGTTTACTAACATAATAAACTGCTTGCGATACACTATTGTCAGTTACAATAAAATATGCAGCTATTACAAATAGAAAAAACCAAACGTAGTAGTATTCCATATCACTCCCAACGAATTGTTTTTAGATATTCCAGAACCGTATCTCTTACATCCATAAGTTCATGAAAACATTTTTGATCATGAGCAGCTTGTCTCAATTCGTTATCAGGTTTATGTACACTTTCAATAAACAAGTCCAATCCTCGATTCCATTTGTCTCGTTTTGACTCTGCATCGTAAATGAAATAAGGCTTTGTCATGATACTTCCTCTAAATCTTCGATAGATGATACTGGTACTTCGTGATCAGCAATTCGATAATAATGTTCTCCTTTCTTTATCCCAATATATTCAATATCATCACATCTAAATTCACGCATAAAAGCTTGAAGGCGAAGGTGCATCAATTCAGATTTGTTAGGAACTTTCATAAACGAATACTAAACACCTAGTAATTATAAGTTATTTAGCCTATTTGTCAAGAATGGAGAATAGGAGAATCGAACTCCTAATAAGTGCTTGCAAAGCACCCGTTATACCGTTTAACTAATTCCCCGTGAAGAGTCTTACGACTCTGCAGGAACAAACTCAACCTCAGTTTTCCATTTAAATCCTGGAGTTTCCCAAGTTTGATTATTGTTATAGATTCTATTATTATTTTCCTGTTCTTCTTCAGTAATATCAGATTTATTGGATGAGACATATTCTGAAAATGTATTCCCAGAATAAAGTTCATCAATTTTATGACGCATTGGATAGTGTTTCAGAAGAGCTCTGGCAGATAACCTAACTTTTTCTGGAACTCCAGGAATTTTTTTGGAATTCATTAAATCAACTAGAAACTCTCTAGTGGCAATTAGAGAGTTGTGTTCTTGTTGTGGTAGAGTCATAACTCATCTAGAATACTGATCAATAATGAATAATACTTCATCTAAGTACTTATTGGCAAGTTCTTTTTCTCCAGGATACTTATGTTCAGATTGGAGTTGATGTTTCAATTTCATAACTCTAACCTTAAACTCATCTTTCAACAACTGATTTTTTGGCATAAAAACACAACATCAGATATTATATAGGAAAATCCTATGGGGTCATTTTTTACCGGGAAATTTTTTAGGGTCAAAATGAAGCCAAAGGCTAATTTTGATTTTTCTTTTTACAAACACCACGAGCATACGCCCTGGCCATACTGTCTATATGGGAACAAGGTTTACCAGACTCCCCACAATAAGGGCACTTGGCATCAGGTGGGTCGTTGGGATACTTAAACTTACTCATACCCTAAAAGGTTCTTGTTGTCCCTCTGGAAGTTTAATTTGGGGTAATTTTTCTGGTTCTTTAACCTCCCAAGAACCGCCAACACCACCATCCATATTCACAACAATCTCATTTGTAGGAAGTGACTTAGGCATTTCAATATCCACAACTTGGCCCATCAAAAATTTATTACGAGTATAAGTGCGATTGTGTGGGGCAAAATTTACCATAGTAATGGCATCAATTTCATCACCACAATCCAATAGTTTTTTTCCAGTTTTTTTATCAATTACTGAAAAATACTCTTCATTATACTTTTTCATTAGGAAAATCCTTTGGTTTTTGTTTTCTTTTTTTTCTTATCCAAAACTTCAACGTGACTCAAAAACTGATCGGGTGTCTCCCACCAGGATCGTCTCAGATCCTCATAATTATCAAATACAACAGACTGATCATTAGAATAAACTAACTTATATTCATGACGAACATAAGGTTCGTCAGAAGTTTGTTCAAAGTTTTTTGGGAGGTTCATCGGGTTTTTCCTTATCCTTTGATGGTATATAAAGTTGAGGCCAAGTGTCTCTAATTATCTCTGCGAGTTTGTAAGGCGTCTCAGAACTTATCACTTTATGCGTAATCATCTAACAATTTTACAATGTTTTGTGTAATTGGAACAGCTCCAACATATTCTTCAGCTTTATCTCCATTTGCATCAACAATAATAAGAGTTGGAGTTGCAGTAATGGAGTGTTTTTTAGCAAATTCAATACTCTCTTCTTGACCAACATCCAGAAGAATCTCTTTTATAGATTCCGTTCTAGGATCATTCATGGTTTTAAAATATTTTTTAACTAGGATGCATGGTCCACAATCCGTCTTAGAAAAAATATATAACATAAAAAAAGAGGGCCTAAAGACCCTCTATTATATCAGAGAGCGTTACCTCTCGGCAAGACCTCTTCTGGGAACACAAAGTTCTCATGAGGTTGATCAACAGGAGCCATCCAAGCACGTAGACCTTCATTCAATAGAATGTTCTTAGTATAGAAGGTTTCAAACTCTGGGTCCTCTGCTGCACGAATCTCCTGACTTACAAAGTCGTAAGCACGAAGATTAAGAGCCAGACCAATAATACCGATAGAAGAAGTCCAAAGGCCCATAACGGGAACGAAAAGCATGAAGAAATGAAGCCAACGCTTATTACTGAAAGCAATACCAAAAATCTGTGACCAGAATCGGTTTGCAGTAACCATCGAGTAAGTCTCTTCCTCTTGCGTAGGTTCAAATCCTTTGAATGTATTTGCTTGCTCGCCATCTTCATACAGAGTATTTTCTACAGTTGCTCCGTGAATCGCACAGAGTAGTGCTCCACCCAGTATACCAGCAACTCCCATCATATGGAAAGGGTTAAGAGTCCAGTTATGAAAACCTTGTAAGAATAGTAGGAACCTGAAGATTGCTGCTACACCAAATGAAGGTGCGAAGAACCAACTGGATTGCCCCAGTGGATACATCAGAAAGACGCTCACGAAGACTGCAATAGGACCAGAGAATGCGATTGCGTTATAAGGACGGATGCCGACCAGGCGAGCAATCTCAAACTGACGAAGCATAAACCCAATCAGGCTGAAAACCCCGTGGAGCGCCACAAAAGTCCAGAGTCCCCCAAGTTGGAACCACCTGACGATATCCCCTTGAGCCTCAGGACCCCAGAGAAGAAGAAGAGAATGACCCATAGAATCTGCTGGAGTGCTAACTGCTGCAGTAAGAAAGTTTGCACCCTCAAGATAGGAACTCGCAAGCCCGTGAGTATACCAACTCGTAACGAAAGTTGTCCCAGTAAGCCAACCACC